CCTATGAAATATGCTTTTAAAGATGCACAAGGTAATTGGTCAATGAAAGAAGACTTTAAATTACCATGGATTTATGTTGATGTAGAATCTTGGGTAGAAATTCCAGAAGAAGAATTTATAAACAGAATTAAGGCTATGTTAACTGATAAAGAGTAAATTATGAAGTTATTTTATAGCATAACCACTGGTCCTTTTCTTTCGTCATATTCGTTTATGGCAAAAAGCGATAATGTAGATGACGCATTAAAAGAACTTATGGAATCAAATACTGAAAGGCGTCAAAATATAGTAGAACCTGGAAATCTGATTATTCATCGTGTTATTGCACATAGCAAAGATGATTCGTTGAATGAATCTGAAAAGAGTTGGCTTATGGTTGTTTCTCCACGTTGGGATGTAGAATGGCCTGATACTGCAATTTATTATCATTTATATGGTCGTGTGCGAAAGATACAGAATGATAATGGAGAATATGAATGGAAATTTTTGGACAAAATTAATTGATAAACGACTTTTATAAAAATTTTTTCATATATAGAATAGAAAGGTTAAAACAATGATTAATTTTAATTACAGCATCTCATCATCAAGCAAATCGTCAAAGCGGTTTGTTTTCGCTGTATTGTAAAATTAATTTTACAAAAAATTTACGAATGGACCGCTTACAAAAGGGGTCCATTTTTTTATATTTTAATAACAAAATTTAATGAGGAAAATACTATGAATAAAAAGTTACAAATTGTTATTGATGCACAGAATGATTTTATCACTGGAGCATTGAGAAATGAACAGGCGATTGCCGCAGTCCCTAACCTTATCGCACGTATCAAGGCTCATGATGGTGCTGTTATCGCTACTCACGATACACACTTTAATAAGACTCAGGTCGAAAGCAACTGGCCTCCGTACCCGAATTCCCAGGTTTATGAAAAGACCTTGGAAGGTCAGAAGATCAAGGTTCCGCACTGTATTAAGTTGACGGAAGGTTGGGAAATCCAGAAGGATATTCTTGCTGCATTGAATGAAAAGAATGCAAATGGTCCGACCAAGTTCTTTGCAGTTGATAAGTATACATTTGGTAAGATTGACTGGGCTGCAGTCCTTACAGGCATGGACTTCGATGAAATCGAAATCTTCGGTTTCTGCACCGATATCTGTGTTATTTCTAACGCCCTTATCCTTAGAGCAATGTTCCCGAACATGAAGATTACTGTTGTAAAGGATTGTTGCGCTGGCGTTACACCTGAATTGCATGAAGCAGCACTTAAGGTCATGCAGAGCTGTCAAATTGATGTTGAATAATGAGGTAAAAAATGAATAAGATCAAAGAACAACTCGAACAGGCAGGCTACGCTTATGCAGTAGCTATTGCTACGGAAGCAGAACGCAAGGCTCAGGCTGCATGTGGCCAGCTTGCAACTATTCTCGAAGTTCAGAACGAAACTAAGTAATAAAAAGGAAAACCTGACATGTTAATTGAAAAGAAACACAGAGATTTTGCAAACGGTTCTGTTTACTGTTTTGCACTTGAAGATGGCAAACTCATCGAATCTACAGATACGTTCCTTCCCTTCTATACCAAAGATGCTATTGGTAAGAAGCAGAACAAACTTGATAATTATGAGCTTGGCGATAGAACGGAACGCTGGATGATTGGTATTTCTTGCATGTCAGGTTGTCCTGTTCGTTGCAAATTCTGTGCGACGGGCAATATGAAAGCAAAGTATCGTAATTTGACCGCAGAAGAAATGGTCGAACAGGTTGATTGGATTAGAAATCTTCATCCTGAAATTGATACTAATAAGTGTAAAGAATTTAAGGTTAATATGACCAGAATGGGTGAACCTGCTCTTAACTGGGAAGAAGTTCAAAAAGCTGCAAAGATTCTCCAGGAAAAATACCCGAATGTTCATATCTACGTTTCTACAATCGGTGTAAAGGGAACTGATTTCTCCTGGATTAAAGGTAATATTACTTTACAGATTTCTCTCCATTCTTTTGATGAAGACCACAGAGACTGGTTGATTCCTTACAAGAATAAAATGACTCTTGAAGAACTTGGCCAGATTAGAACTGAGTCTAATTTGAAGACAACTGTCAATATGACTCTTGTCAATGAAGATGATTTCAATTTGGAACTTCTTGAAAAGTATTTTGATAAGGATTATTTCTTTATTAAACTTTCTCCAATTAACAAGAATGAAGTTTCTGAGTCCAATGGAATGGGCGATGGCGTCATTGAAGGAATTAATTTAGTCTAATGGGTGTAAAGAAAAGCATATTCAGATACAGGGTTATTACTAACCTTAATTGTAACATGAATGAGTCTACTGGTCCTCATGGTAACTGTTACTTTTGTTACCAGCCTTTAAAGGAACCATTGCAGTTAGATATGACTAAGGCTATTTCTACTATGGATAAGGTCGGTATTCTCAAACGTGCTACTATTATGGGTGGTGAGTCTACTATTAGAAAAGATTTACCCGATATTATTCGAGCAGTAAGAGCACATGTATCTGAAGACGTCTGTCTGGTCACAAATGGAATACTCCTGGATGAAGAAAGGATTAAGTCTTATAGTGAAGCAGGGTTAACAGAAGTTGCGATTTCTGTGTCCTCTATGGAACAATATGCAAGACGTAGAGACCAAGCATTGCTTTGCAAAAAGTATATCCCGAATACTAGATTAAATATTCCTAAATGTAAGGAAAGCACGGGTGATAAACTCGTAGAACTTTTAAAAGCCTGTCTTACCGATAATTTTTATGTCGTTGTCTGTGAAGACTTGATGGGAAGATATTCGGACTTTGATTTCCAAGATAAAATGGGAACATCCAAAGTCAAAGACGATGGCTGTAATTTTTATGATTATGTCTGGAAAGACGAAAACGGTGTAAGTCATCAATTCGGTGTATTTGGTAATTATACTGGATATGATGCAACTGATATTATTATTACCCCAGTTGGTAATTTCTGTAAATGGGAACAATATTGTAAGAAAATTGGAAATTCTGAATTAAACAAAACATATAGTTCTGCAGATTATGAGGATCTCGATTATGAAGCGCTCAAGGATTTTATCGACTCAAAACCTATGCATTGATATAGGCTCAGGCTATAATCCAGCAAAAGGCTTTAAAACTGCGGATATCACTGAATTTCCTAACCTGGATTATATCATAAAGAATAACAAAATTTATTCGAAAACAGCAGAACTAAAAGTAAATTCAGTAGATAAATTTAGATTACGTAATGTTGTTCATCATATCAAAGATTTAAATCAGCTATTAGTCAATCTTTTTAAATATTTAAAACCTAACGGAACGATTGAAATAATAGATTGTAATAAGAAACATTATTCAGCTAATGTATGTCTTGATAATCTCTGGTATCGATATGTAATTCCTAGAAAAGAAATCTTTATAGCAGATGCATATCGTGACTATGTGAAACTAGCAAAAACAATCGGATTTAATGTTCTAAAACAAAATACGATTAATGAAAAAGAAATAACTATCTTGCAAAAATAATATGTATAAAATTCCTGAAAAATATAATACTTTTAATTTTTCGGACCTAGCGGATGCTTGGAAAGATCTTGTCGCTGTAGCCGATGGAACATCAGAAAAAGAACTTTATTTATTAGCTGCAGATGTATTACGAAAAATAAAAAAGCCAATAACGAAGGAAAATATGGATATTATTATTAGAACATTATCATCACAAATCAAGGTTGAAATAAAAGACAACGAATAGGTATTTACAAAAGAACAAAAATTTATTATATTTGAGTTAAATTAAAAAAGGATATAAAAATGGCACATCTTCCACAAATTATTACACATTTAACGGACAATGACTTCTATAAGTATACTATGGGTCAGATGTTCGTTCATCAGTTCCACGATATGCAGGTTGAATGGACCTACAAAAACAGAGATCCTGAACGTAAGTTCACTCGAGAGATGATTGATGAAATCAATTATCAGATTGACCTTTACGCCAAGCTCCGTTACACTCCGTGGGAACTTGAACACTTCGGTAAGATTGACTTCATGAAGCATGACTATGTTGGTTTCTTGAAGCGTTATACAATCGACCGTGACGAAATTACTTGTACGTTCGATGAAAAGATTGAACAACCGGAAATTCACTTCCGTGGTTATAACATTGATGTTAGCTATCATGAAGTTCCGGTTATGTCGATTGTCTCGGAAGTTTGGTTCCGTATGACCTATACTCCTGAGGAACAGGCTAAGATTATTGAAGATGCAAAGGAACGCTTCAAGCAGAAGGTTGATAAGCTCATTAGAGGCGAAATCAAGATTGGTGCATTTAGCGAATTCGGTACTCGCCGTAGATTCTGTAAGGAATTCCAGGAATGGGCACTTCGTTACATCAGTCAGTTCCAGTTTAATGGCACGAAGTTTGTTGGAACTTCGAACGTTTACTTTAGCTTCTTACTCGGAACCAAGCCAATTGGAACTATGGCGCATGAAGCAGTTGAACTCGTTGGTCAGGGTTTGCCGATTCATAATCCGGCTTACTCGAACCACTATATGATGAAGCATTGGATTAAGGAATATGGTGTTAAGAACGGTATCTATCTTACTGACTGTATCACTACTGATTGCTTCCTCAAGGACTTTACAACCGAATATGCAACGTTGTTCAGTGGTGTAAGACATGATTCGGGCGATCCGATCGCATGGGGCGAAAAGATGCTTGCTCACTATATGAAGGTTGGCGTTCCGTATGCAAATAAGACTCTCTTGTTCTCGGATAGCTTAGACTTCCAGAGGGCAGAAGTTATCTATCAGCGTTTTGCACTCCGTTGTAATGTTGCTTTTGGTATAGGTACTTGGCTTGTCAATGATACTGGTCATTTCAAGGCAATGAACCAGGTTATTAAGTTGACTGAAGTTAACGGTCTTCCGGTTTGTAAGATTTCGGATGCAGCTGGTAAGTTCATGGGTAAGAGCGAAGAATATCGTGATTATCTCCAGCGTGCAATCGATTGGCGTGTAAACCACGAATAAAATTTAATTTAAACCCTATCTTGAAAGGGATAGGGTTTATTTTTTAGGATTTATTATGAAAAAGTTTATGAAAATTCTTGCGACTATCTTCGGCATTACAATTGCCGGTAGCTTAATCTATAAAGAAAGAGAAACTATCACAGATTTACAGAAAAGATTATTTGAAATACGACATTTCACGAAAAAGAAGTAAAATTACTTTTACATTTCTACTGTGAAATGTTTTCTATATTTGTAGTATAAAGTTAAAATTAAAGGAATAAATTATGAAAGAATTAACTCAAAATGTTGTTAAGTGGACGAAGGAAACTTTTGACCGACTCGGTATTACAGATATGGTCTTAGGTGTTTCTGGTGGTAAGGATAGCTCGGTAGTTGCAGGAATTGGCGTTGCGGCACTTGGTAAGGAACATGTTCATGGTATCTTGCTTCCGTGTGGTATTCAGAAAGATATTTCGGACTCGTATAAGCTCGTTGACCATCTTGGTATTGATTTTGACGTTCAAGATATCGAAACTCTTGTTAAGGAATCGTTAGCTCTTGTTCCTGGTGCAGATAAGTCCTATGACGCAAAGACCAATGTTGGTGCAAGACTTCGCACTAATCAGATTATGGTTACGGCTCAGACCCATGGCTGGTTGATGGCTAATACTTGTAATAGAAGTGAAAATATTGTTTCCTATGCTACACTTTGGGGAGATACTTGTGGTTCTTTTGCACCTATTGATATGTTAACTACTGAAGAAATCATTGAAATTGGTGATGACCTTGGCTTGCCACATGAACTTACACATAAAGTTCCGATTGATGGACTTCAACCATTAACAGATGAAGAAAAACTCGGTTTTACATATCATGAAGTTAATGAGCTCATTCGTAAAGGCATTCAAGGTCCAAATTTCGATAAGATTATGCGTGCTTACAATGCAGGAAAGTTCAAAATGGAAATGATACATATTCAACATTTTGATCCAAAACTTCCAGATTATTTCTTGGAAAATTTTGGAGTTTAACTAAAAATTGAAAGAATAAAACTATAAATATATTAAATAAAGAATAATATGTGGTAGTTTTATTCTTAATTAATACATCCGATTTTTGAAACGGTTAGATTTCGTAACTACCACAATAACGATTTCTAACCGTTTTATTTTTAGGTATTGTATGTCAAAAATATGTGGTATTTATAAAATAACAAATAAAGTTAACGGTAAATGTTATATTGGACAATCTAATGATATACATAGGCGTTGGAAACAAGAGCTAGCACCAAATGCAAAACTAAATCCGCATTTAACTAGAGCATTTGAAAAATATGGTATAGATAATTTTGAATTTGAAATTATTGAAGAATGCCAATGTGGTCAATTAAATGAACGTGAACAATTTTATATTGAAATTTATCATTCAATAGATCCAAATCTTGGTTATAATAAAACTGAAGGCGGTGATGGCAATTTAGGTAGACATTTTATAATGTCTGAAGAACAAAAAGAAAAACTTAGAAAAGCAAATACTGGTAGAAAATATACAGATGATAAATTAATAAATGTTAGATATGCATGTCAACATAAAATAGATCCAAATCAAATAACTATATATTGTTATGAAACTAATAAATATTATCCGTCTATTGGCAAAGCTGCAAAAGAATTAGGTATTTGTAAAGTTTCTATAATGCATGTTATAAATGGTCAGGATAAACATGCATTAAATTATAGATTTTGTAAAATATCAGATGATATAAATGAATTTATTGAATCTTGTCAACGTGTTGATATTTATTTAAAAGAACAGAATATAACTTTAAAACAATATTATTCAAGACTCGGAAAACAAAATAAAAAACAAGTTTTATGTATTGAAACAAATCAAATATTTGAATCTGCTTCTGAAGCAGCAAGACAAATGAATTTAAATAAACATTGTATTATTTGGTGTTGCAATGGTAAATATAAACAGACGCATAATTACCATTTTAAATATATTGAAAATAAGGGTTGACAAATTTATGTATTTTTATTATATTTTATTTAATTATTTAAGATGAAAAACTGTAAGGAGAATTAACTTATGACAAAGAAAGCAACTACACCTATATCTTTTAAGATTGTTTTCCAAGGTATTCCTGAAGTCTGTGAATCACAAACAGTTGAAATGAAAATATCAAGGTCACAAAACCCGAAAGAACCAGGTTTGTCAATAACTTATGAAGAATACCCATTGTTAGCAGAAGCTATCAAAGAAGAGATGGATAAGTTCAAGTCTGAAGTAACTACACTTCTTGCTGAAAAGGACAAGGATGCATCAAAAACAATGGAGAACTTCAATGATTGGAACGATGCCTCCAATACAAAAATCCCACTTAACGAGGAAATCTTCGCCCTGATCCAAGACAGGATGGACCCAGAAAAACTCAGGCCTGAAGTCATCATCGCTCATATGCACCCCGCTAAGAGACTCCTGTGGACAGAGCAAACTGAAGGTGATGTCCTTTGTTATGATGTCCCTGCAGGGAATTATCATTGTTGCAACGGAGCTCAAATCAAGTATTGGAAATATGTTAATGTCCCACGTTGAGAAAATTTTGGTATTTAATACGGTAATAAATGATTAGCAAAAGCAAAATTTATTGTGAAGTTAA